GGAGTACGGTTATGACTGGCGTCCTTGGCTGTGCCGATCTCGGCTTTCTGTTCTCTCTCATTCTGGTTCCGATCGTTTTCATGGGCCTTTGCGGCATCGACCTTAACGAGCAGGTTGTGCCGGCGAAAAACCTGTCTAAGCGCCTCTGAAATATGAACGACGTCTGCCGTTGCAGCGGCATTCGTCGGGGTTTCTGAGTTTTCGTCGTCTTCACTTCCCATGCCCGCAATTGAGCATAGGAAGAATGGAATGTCTGACCATGAGTCGAGGATAAAAGATCCAATGTCTGTCGAAGCTATCGCTCGCGGATGGGTTGTTCAACTTGAGAACACCCACGCTAAAAAGATCGGTCAGCCGTTACCGATCGCGCGGAAGCATCTCGCTCGCAAGGTCGGTGTTTCGCCCGGAACCTTAGAAAACATTCGTCGCGGTCGGCTTAAGGAATTGCGCCGAGGCGCAGAGCAAAAGCTTCGAGCCTTCATGGTCGCGCATCTTCAAGCAGAAATCCAACGGCATCAGCATGAATTGGAAATCATTCTTCGTGGCTGCGAGGACACTCGTGGCAATGAAATTATTGAGGCTCAAACGTACCTTCAAAAGGCGCGCTTGTCGCTTAATGCGCTCGTGAAAATCGCGCCATAGCCCGGACTCCCCACAATGAGCAACTATCTCAGCCGCGAGGCCGACTCTTTGTCCCGCAATTTCTGGGAAGGCGAGGTGCGCCGGGCCAAAAGCACCAGCTATGCAAAGCAGGCCGAGGCTCACATCGAGCAACGCAATGCGGCCGAGGCAGATTGGAAGATTGATCCGGTTGAGACGCCTCCTCCGCCGCTGAAAATATCCCGCGAATTTGTTCTGTCAACGGACGAACTCGCAGCCAGAGCGGCCAAATATGCTCAGGAGCAACTGCATGTTCCCTTGCCGCTTGGCGACCCGGAGCCGTGGCGGTCGGCGCTGGCCAGCCGTCAGCCAGAACGGGCGTCACGCCAGAGTCGTTCCTTACCCCAACCGCGCATCTGCCAGGCGCCGTGCGGATGCCATGAGGCGCGCACGCGAGGTTCGTACTGTGCGGCACATGCGGCGCTCTACTATCGCGGGAAACCCTGATGCGCGACGATGACGCGACCAAATTCGACGAGGCGGCCGAATGACCGCACCCAGCCGCATCAACCAACTCTCAAGAGTTATCGAGGCCCTGCAGCAAGGATGCGACACTATCCACCTTGTCGAATCCTATACCGGCCTCCCGCGCCAACACTGCAGCAAATATCTCGTTCGTCTCCGCCGCGATGGCGTCGCGGTGATCACGCACCGGAATGCCTTGCGGGTTCATAAAACCGGACCGGCCATGCACCGCTATGCGCTGGCCGGGACGAGGACTACCGAATGACCCGCCAGGATATCGAATCTTATTGGCGGATGCGCGACGCCGCCGACGATGCCAGCGCATATCCGCAGGATGAGCGTGCAGCGGCCCGTGAGAGGCTTCGGCAGCTCCGGGCGAGGCGATATCGCGCCGGGCTCACCGCGCGCGGCACAGCGCCTCTCAGGCCCGAGTGGAGCAAGGCGCGATGACGCAGGTTGATGCAGCGGCGGAGGGCGCCCCGGTAACGCCCAAGGAAATGATCGACCTGATCACCCTTATTGGGCTCGGCAAAGCCAATTGGATCGAACGCGCAAAGGCTGGGAAGTTCAAGGCGGCCCCCGAATATATCCTCGTCAATGAGAGGCGCATGGCGGTGCTGCGCGCGATTCTGGTGATCCTCCAAGGAAAGGCGAAGGGATGAGCCGGGCAAGCGATCTTCTTCATGCCGTCATCGATCGCTTGCGGGCACGCGGCGTTCGCCCCGAGATCGTCAACGGCCGGCATATCAAGGTCCGATGGCGTCAAGGCGGGTCAACGCGGCAAGTTGTGCTCTCCCGCACACCAAGCGATTGGAGGACTACCGCGAATGCTTTGCGCGATCTCCGGAGGGAAATCGAGCGATGATCGAGCCCCCCCTCTTGATGCTTGCGGAAGGCCGCCGCCCGCGGCTCCGCCGGGCACCGGTCCTGCCACCGGACAAGGAATCCAAGCTCCATGTGCAGGTGGCGAGCACGCTGTTCGATCATGCCTTGCCCGACTGGCGCTGGTCGCATTTCCCGGCCGGCGAGAAGCGCAACAAGATCACCGGCGCCCGCCTTAAGCGGATGGGCTTGCGGCGCGGATGGCCGGACTTCCAACTTATCTCGCCCGCCGGGGTCTATCACGGCCTCGAGCTCAAGCGGCTTGGGGAACCCCTGACAGACGATCAGGAAGACTTTCAATTGTGGTGCATTCAGCGCGGCGTCCCGCATGCCGTCGCTTATACGCTCGACCAGGCGCATGTTGCCTTGGATGCCTGGGGATGCCTCCGCATCAAGTTTGGGGGGAGGCCCCTGTGAGCCTCGCATTAACCGTCGCGGCGATGACCAATGCCGGCTGTAATGCCGAGCAGATCAATGCTGTTGTTCAGGCCTATGAGGCAGAGCGGGAACGCGCCGCCGCCGAACAACGTGCGAAGAAGACAGCGCAGAAGCGCAAAGAGCGGGCCTCGTCGCCAACTGTCGCGGCGACAATGGGCGACAATGGGCGACAGGATGCGACTGGCGGCGACACCCTTCCCCCTAAAAAAGAAATCCCCCCCACACCCCCTAAAGAAAAAATAACCCCTAACCCATCCTCGCTTCGCTCGGAGTCAGTATGCGCCCGCGAGGCGTTCGCCGAATTCAAAAAAATCTATCCGAAACGGGCAGGGTCGCAACCGTGGCAACCCGCGGAAAGAAAATTTCTGGCGGCGTGCTCGTCCGGGGTTGAGCCCGAGGCAATCCTCGCCGGGTGCCGGGCCTATGCCTCATCGATGGCCGGGGACGATCCACAGTTCGTTGCGCAAGCGGTCACATGGCTCAATCAGCGCCGTTGGCAGGATGAGCATGTGCCAAGGCAGGCGCGCGCCGGGCCTCCCAAGGATCGTGGGTGGGTCGATGCGGCGCAAAGATTTCTTGCTGAGGATTTTGAGGATGGCGACGGAAAAAGAGGCGAAGGCAACACTGACGGCAATGTTCGGCTGTTTCCCGCAGCAAGCTGATTCCGTTTCGGTTGAGACCAGGATGCGGGCTTATTGGCAGGCATTGAGTGATTTATCTCCTGATGAAATCGTTAATGTTTGCCGGGCCGCGATGCGGGGTGAAATTGGCAAACCTGGATTTCTCCCGTCGACCGGTGAGATCTATCAGGCCGCCCGCCCGAGGCCGCCGACGCTCCCCAAAAAGTCCCCCGAATGGCGGCCTCACCAGGATCGGTTTCTATCGGCCGACGGCACCCTCTACATCAAAGAGGGTGGCTTCACGACGGTCTACACATCCCAAGAATTGCGGGAATGGGGCTATGCGCTCCCCAAGCCGCCGGATGTCTTGAATCGGCCTGAGCTTGAGGCCCGCGGCTTGAAGAGCCTTCACCGCTTGCCAGCTCCCGATGAGGCGCCGATCCAGGATCCGGCCGTGCGCGAACTTGTCCTGTCATCCCTCAAATCAATGGCTGACTGAATGAGCCCTGGCACCACAACGCCGGCCAAACCAAAGACCGCCGTCTTATCCTGGCAGGAGCGGCAACAGGCCCTGCGCATGGAACAGATGATCGTCGGACTGGCCCAGCCGCATCGCGGGGGCAGTGAGAGCAAGCTTCGCGAGAGCGCCCTCGGCCGCTTTGTCGAGGACTATCAATGCGGAGGTGAGTGCTATCGCGCCGGTATAATGTATAATCGGCTCGTCTGGAAATGGCGGCTTGCGACTGGCGCCAAGGTGCCGCAATGGGTGAAGGATGAGTTTGGCGGCTCCGGCGGCCCCGGCGAGGATTGCGACGATAGTGATGCGTCGGAGATAGCCGAGCGTATCAAGGAATGGAATGCCACAATCCGCCAGTGCGATAGTGCATTAAAGGCAGTTCTCAATGAAGCTCGAGCCATGATCTTTGAGGACTTGGAGCCGAGTCCTAAGATAGCCACGCCGCTCAAGCGCGGGTTGCTTGATTTGTGCATCGCTCTTGGCCTATTCCCATATTGAAGCCTGTTGAAAACCTTCCGCGCGGCCTTTACGGATAAGCTTGGAAGTGTGAAAAAGAAACACCGACGAATTTGCGACTATGTTCTAGGCTATGGCTTAACTGTTCGCGCCAAGCCGGTTGAACCCGCCAAAATCCCCAAATCATTGGAAAGGCATCCGCGATTGGCTGGAAATCGCATTATCGATTGGGAAGCTATCGAGCCAATCTTTGCAAAACACCTAGGCGCGGGGGAGAAGGCTGTCGTAAATTGGGTAATTGTCCAAATCGAGCTTGGCATATTCGCCCAATGCTACGATTGGCCGGAGATTGCTCGCATCGAATTTGAATTTCCCGTTCCGCGCGGGCGCGTTGATATCGTCTTGTTTCACATTGATGGGTCCATAACCGCCATAGAATGCAAGGGCGGCTCAACGTGGGCAGATGTCGCGCCAGCGATTGGGCAGGTCATGGCATATGGTGTCATGCTTGGCTATAGCAGGACCGCATCAAAGATACGGCTTGCGGTAGCGTCCCACGCATCAAGCGAGACGCTAAAGCCTTATCGGAGTGTTTTTAGAAAGGCTGGGATCGAGCCGGTTTTTGTCGCAGATCATTCTGTAATTGCAAGGGAATTCATTCGCCTCGCGGAGGCTGTTTGAAAACAATCAAAACAATCAAAGGAATTCAAAGATGGCACGCGGTGGCAGTCGCCCCGGCGCCGGGCGCAAACAAAGCAGCCTGACAAAACGCACCCGCGCTATTGCGGAAGCGGTCCTTGCCGATGGCATGACCCCGCTTGAAGTGATGCTGAAGGCCATGCGGATTTCCGCCGATGCGGGTAAGTGGACCGATGCGGCATCGGTCGCCAAAGATGCCGCCCCCTACATTCACCCAAGGCTTGCGGCGGTTCAACATACCGGCAAGGATGAGGGGCCAATCGAGATTGCAACCAGCCACACGACTGCCCTCGAATTCATCGAAGGCGAGATGGTTCGCCTCGCTGCCCGCGAAGCAGCGGCTGGCGATCCTGAAGAGGATGCCGCCGAAACAGATTGAGGATTTGCGCTGGTCCTGGGAATTTTGGGGCAGGCCAAATCAGTTGATGCCGGGAGGCCAGTGGGCGACATGGCTGCTGCTCGCAGGCAGGGGATTTGGAAAAACCCGGAGCGCGGGTGAAGCCATTCGGGCTTTGGTGTGCGGAAAAACGCCTCTGGCGACTGGAGGATATCACCGCGTCGCATTGGTGGCTGAAACCGCAGCGGATGCAAGGGACGTTATCGTCGAGGGCGAGTCTGGCTTGCTCGCCATTCACCCGCCGGACTTTCGGCCGAATTATGAGCCCTCAAAGCGGCGCCTGACTTGGCCAAATGGCGCTGTGGCGACGCTCTACAACGCGGTCGAGCCGGACCAGTTGCGGGGGCCGCAACATGACCTTGCTTATTGCGATGAATTGGCAAAGTGGTCATACGCCCAAGAGACATGGGACCAGCTTCAATTCGGCATGCGGCTGGGGGAATGGCCCAGGCAAATCATAGCGACTACGCCACGCCCAATTCCGGTTTTGAAGCGCATCATGACCCAGCCCGGCACGGTTGTGACTCGTGGCACAACGTTTGAGAACAGGTCAAATTTAGCGCCCAGCTTTATCGAACAGATTACGGCCCGGTATGAGGGCACCCGGCTTGGGCGGCAAGAGTTAAACGCGGAAATCCTCGACGATGTGCCGGGCGCGCTTTGGACGCGGGCCATGATCGATCAGGCGAGGGCGCCAAGCGCTATTCCTGACATGGCGAGGGTAGTGGTAGCCATCGACCCTTCCGGGACGGCTGGCGCCTCTGATAATGGCGACAGCATCGGGATTGTGGTGGCTGGCAAGGGCACGGACGGCCGCGGCTATGTGCTGGCGGACCGGTCTTGCAAGGTTTCGCCCGCCGCGTGGGGCCGCATGGCTGTCGACGCCTATCATGAATTCAAGGCAAGCCGGATCGTCGCTGAGCGCAACTATGGCGGCGCGATGGTTGAGCATGTCATCCGCACCACAGACAACCGTGTTGCCTACAAAGAAGTGACGGCGGCGCGCGGCAAGGTGCTGCGGGCTGAGCCCATCGCCGCGCTTTATGAGCAAAATCGAATTAGCCATGTCGGCAAACTATCAGCACTTGAGGATCAACTATGCCAAATGACAACGGATGGTTATTGCGGGGATGGGTCGCCGGATCGCGCCGACGCGCTGGTCTGGGCGATCACTGAGCTGATGCTTAATCCGCAAGCCGCATCACCGCTTTTCGGGACATATGGGAACGCGGACTGATGGCGACGCGGCGGACCGAACAGAAAGTCAATACGGGGTGGCTTCAAGCCATGAAGAGTGGCGCGAGGAATGCGGTTCGCAGGGAACGTGGCCGCCTTCATCCTGTCGATATCAAGGATCTGATTAGGCTCGCCAAAGAGGCTCTCGATAAACGGACCCCTGATTGATGGCGGCTCTCAACCCGAACAACCCATCATCTGACTACAACATTATGGCGCCCTATTGGGCCATGATCGATGCTATTCTCGACGGGACGCCTGCGATGCGGGCAGCGGGTGACAAATATCTTCCAAAGTTCGACGGCGAGTCCAATCCGGATTATGAGTTCCGCCGGAAGAACGCCAAATTTACCAATATCTACCGCGATATCGTCGAGGCGCTTGCGGCGAAGCCTTTCTCCAAGGAAGTCGCCCTGGTCGACGGCTCCGCATCGTCTGCAATCCAGGAATTTTGCGAGGATGTGGACGGGCGCGGCAATCATCTGCACGTCTTTGCCGCAACTCTGTTTTTCACCGGCATCAACAAGGCCGTCGATTGGATCTTGATCGACAAGCCGCCGGTGCCGGAAGCGGCCCGGTCGAGACAAGATGAGGCCAGCCTTGGCGTTCGCCCCTATTGGGTGGGGATTCCGGCGGAAAATCTGGTCGCCGTCTATTCGGCGGTTATCGGTGGCCAGGAGCAAATCGTTCACGCGCGCATCCTAGAAAATACTGCAGTGCGCGATGGTTATGGCGAAAAGATCACAAACCGCGTCCGGGTGTTCAACCGGGATGTCGTTTATGATGCGGACGGCATCGCGTCGGCAGGCCCACCGACATTTGAACTGTACGAGGAAGTCGTCCAGGTCGCTGGATCGTCGATGGAGAGCAAATGGGTTCTTGTCGCCAGCGGGCCGATTTCGATCGGCGTCATTCCGCTGATCCCGTTTATCACCGGCCGCCGCAAGTCTGGGTCATGGTGCTTTAATCCACCTATGCAAGATGCCGCCTATACGCAAATCGAGCATTACAAGCAGGAAAACGCCCTGCAATATGCAGCGGACAATACGGCATTCCCCATGTTGGCTGGCAATGGCGTCACGCCGATGATTGGGCGGGACGGCAAGCCGATGCCGGTGCCGGTCGGCCCCAAGCGTGTGCTTTATGCCCCGCCCGCGATCGGCGATAGCACCGCGCATGGCGAGTGGACGTTTATCGAGCCGAGCGGGGCGTCTCTGACTTTCCTCGCCGAGCAAGTCAAGGCCACAGAGCGGCAATTGCGCGAACTTGGCCGCCAGCCGCTCACGGCGGACACTGGCAATCTGACGGTTGTGACAACGGTCTTCGCGGCCCAAAAGGGCAATACGGCGATTCAGGCCTGGGCGCTGAATTTAAAAGACGTCCTCGAGCGCGCGTTGCAGATCACCTGCCTTTGGCTGGCCGATTCAACCGAGCCGGAAGTGTCTGTCTACACGGATTTCGCGATCGAGGTTGAGACCGATCGGGCCGTCGACGTGCTTCTCGCGATGCGGGCAAACAAGGACATCAGCCGCGAGGCTTTGATCAACGAGGCGAAGCGGCGCGATTGGCTGAGCCCGGAATATGACGCGGACGAAGACGAAGAGCTGATCGCTTCGGAAGGTTTTGTCTGGAGGGCTGGAGACGGCTCCCAGATGCCAGGCGGCACGGCGCCAAACGCCGAGCTGCCGAGCGGTGGAGACACCGCAAACAAAACGGGGAGACCCGTAGAGGAAAACGATGGAACTGAAACTTGATGATGCAGGGCACGCCGTACTCAAGGACGGCAAGCCGGTTTATATCACCGAAGACGGCGGCGAAATCGCGTTCGATGCGCATGGGACGACAATTTCCATTGCGGGGCTGAAAACCGATAACAAGGCCCGCCGGGCGGCGGAACTTGCGGCGGTCGAAAAACTGAAGAGGTTCGAGGCCATTGTCGATCCGGATGAGGCCGTTAAGGCGCTCGACATTGTCCGCAATCTCGATGCAAAAAAGCTGATCGATGCGGGGAAGGCCAGCGAGGCGACGGCTGCGGCTGTTGCGGATGCAATGGCGCGGCATAAGCCGATCATCGAGGAGCGTGATGCTTTCAAGGCCCTTGCCGAAAGCCTGACGAGCCAACTTTATCAAGAGCGGATCGGGGGGCGGTTCTCGGGGTCCAAATTCATCGCCGAAAAGCTCACCCAGCCAGCCGACATTATCGCGGCGCGGTTTGGGGCCAGCTTTAAGGATGAGGACGGCAAGATCACGGCTTACGATAAATCGGGGAATAAGATTTATTCCCGCTCGAACCCTGGTGAGCTGGCCGATTTTGACGAAGCTCTCGAAGTCATCATCGACCAGTATCCCTATAAGGATTCCTTGTTGAAGGGAACGGGCGGCGGCTCCGGAGCTAAACCTGGTTCCGGATCCAGTGGCGCCAAGGTTTTGACCCGCAGCGCGTTCGAGGCACTTTCGCCGACCGATAAGGCAGCGAAAATGAAGGACGGGTTTACCCTTACCGATTAAATTTTGACGTGGTCGCTTCGTCGTTGCAATAGCGGCATGCTGGGCTCGAGATGGCCTGTGCCGGGTTAGAGATGGCCCAAAAAACCGTAATTCTCAAACCTGAAAGGGACGATCATGTCCAATACCCTCACCGGCATTACGCCGGTACTTTATGAAGCTCTTAACGTCGTCGCCCGCGAAATGGTCGGGTTCATCCCGGCGGTCTCTCGCGATGCCAGCGCCGAGCGCGCCGCGGTTGGGCAAACGGTTCGCTCGCCGATTGGCGTTTCTGGTGCGTTGGAAGACGTGACGCCCGGCGCGGTTCCCGCCGATTCCGGCGATACCACGGTCGGCTATACGGATGTCCTGATCGTCTCGTCAAAAGCGGCTCCCATCCGCTGGTCGGGTGAAGAGCAGCGCGGCGTCGGCACCAACGGCACGCTTGCCAACATCATGCGCGACCAGTTCGTCGATGGCATGCGCAAGCTTGTCAATCAGATCGAGGTCGATATCGCGCTTGCGGTGAAAAAGGGTTCGTCCCGCGCCTATGGCACGGCCGGAACCACTCCGTTTGCAACCGCCAGCGATCTGAGCGACATCGCGAATGCCCGCAGGATCCTGGAAGATAACGGCGCGGCGATTACGGACCTTCAGTTCGTGATGAATTCCGCGGCGATGGCCAACCTTCGCGGCAAGCAATCCTTGCTGTTCAAGGTGAACGAGGCCGGCAGTTCCGACATGCTGCGCGATGGTATGACGGATCGCCTGGAAGGCTTTGCGTTGCGCAATAGCGCGGGCATCGTGCTCCACACCCACGGCTCTGGCACCGGCTATCTGGTCAACAATGGCGCGGGCATTGCCGTCGGCGCCACCTCGATCGATACCGATACCGGGTCCGGCACCATTTTGGCTGGCGATTTCATCACCTATGCGGCCGACACCGCGAACAAATATGTGGTGAGCGCGGACCTGTCGACAACGCCAATCGTCGTCAACAAACCCGGCCTTAAGGTGATTGCGCCGGACAACAACGCGATCACGGTTGGCGGCAGCTATACCGGCAACTTCGCCTTCTCGCGCAATGCGGTCGTGCTTGTTGCCCGCGCTCCGGCGTTGCCGGAAGGCGGCGACTCCGCCGATGATCGGATGACGATCACCGATCCCATCTCGGGGCTCAGCTTCGAGGTCTCGGTGTATCGCCAGTATCGCCGCGTCAAATACGAAGTTGCGATGGCCTGGGGCGTTGCCGTCGTGAAGCCCGAGATGGTTGCGACTCTCCTGGGCTAATCAATACATGGCGGCGGCTCGATTGGGCCGCCGCCCTCTTCAAATCCGATGGAGTTTTCGCCCGAATGCCTGATCATGTGAAAATGCAAAAGGGCGGCGTTTCCGCCGATGTGCACCCAGATATGGCCGAACGGTGGCGCCGCGCCGGCTGGCTCGCGGTGCCTGTGGCCGCCGAGGCGCCGGAACCGCGCCAGGCCGCAAGCCGTCAAACCGGCGGCAAATGCAAAGGCGCCGAAGGGTTAATTGAGGGGCGAATGCCATGACCACTGAGACGAGTTACAGGCTCGAAGCGGGGCACACCATAACTGTGTCTGTTGTCGGCGCGAGTGGTCATCTAAGGTGCCGTGATGACGC